TACTGTGAAATTTCATTGAAGATCATATTGTAAAGTTCATTAGCAGCTTTATTCATCATTGCGTCCATAATATCTTTGTCTGCTTCAATTTTAGGTAATTCATTAAATGGTACTAAATCTGGGTGTGTTTTCTTTTCAAAATCTTTCACTTCTCCATAAACCCAACCCTGTTTAGTTTTGCACTCCATCCAATTTTCATGATTCTGTTCAGGTGCCATATCTAAATGTTGTAATCCAAATGTAACACCCTGTAATAAACTTTGTAACTGGTCTTCATTGGGCTCAATATTATAATCCTGTCCTGCTGCAATCTGATAACAACACCATCCAAGATGTCTTACCCTTGCAATAAATTCTTCTCTAGTCATCTTTGTTCTCCTTAATTTATTCTCTTATTTTCTGTGATTTACATAGCCGAATGGCTTAGATATGATTAAAAATTTTCAAAAGAAAGATTGGTTTCTTATACCTATTCAACTTCTGTTGCTTCTACGCCTTTAAATACAATTTTATCATTATCAAAATCATTATAAATCAGTGTTGGATCTTCCCACTCTTCATATCTCATGTATCCAATAAAGCCCTCTGTTCCGATATAAGGTTCTAACCAATCTACAAACTCTTCAATTTCAGAATTATAATTTTTTAAATTAGCTCTGATATTAATTTTCCATGTCTTAGAAATATCATCAAACACCATTTTACTGTTAGTTGAACCATTAAAATAATAGCTGTCACAACAAGCTACCATGTCCCATCTATCACACTTGAAAAATTTATGTCCTGGCAGTATAGAAGGAGCGTCTGTTCTATCTATAAGACAATGTAAAATATCTACGATGTCTTTTGGTGCATCTCTTAGCAAATCAAAACACACATTAATCTCTGTATACATTCCCATTATGGTTTCACCTCCCTATTCTTTTCCTGAATCATTAAATTCTCTCCCTTCAATGATATTCTGAACGCCTGCTTTACATTTTTCTAAAGTAAAAGCATATGCGTTATTATAGATAAGTTTGTCATGTTCTGCCGTTGGGTTATCGTATACACTATCAATGGCTTCGTCAATACCATCTACGAACCTGTTAAGTCTTTCAATAATTGTTGAATCATCATATATATTATAACCTATTGGTTTTGATATACTTTTTAAATACTTATCAATAGCTTCATTTTCTTCTTTTGTTGTTTCTCTCATAGAATATTCAAAGGCTCTCAATTCATCTTTTCCAAGCCATTTCACCCAAGCACCACAATCATCACAATACAATCCTGTATTATTACCTTTTACTTCAGTATGTAATGAAACGCTTCCACATTTCTTACAACAATTTTGATACATATTTTCACCTCTTATCTACCTAATTCTTTCAACATGGCGATTTTATTTCTTATCTCGTCTCTATGCATAATTACTTCTTCTCTGTCATCGCTAGTAATGAATTCTGACCAACCAATCAAATCTTTCTCAATGTCTTCTATAAGTTCTTTCTCTAAATTATTTATTTTTATTTCAGAAAAATCGTGTAATACAGGCTTATCTTTTTCTTCTATAACAAATAATGAATATGGGGTAATAACTAAAGTAAACTCAGCACCCTCTTCATCAAACCATGCTACCCCTGTACCTGTTGTGTGATATTGAATAAAGGCATTTAATAAATCTACTGGCACATCTGTTAAATAACTCGGCGTACCATGAAATACTCTTAAATCAAAATTGCTCCATCCATGTTGCGGATTACTTATCATGTTTTCATCTCCAATATATTATTCTCCAAACTCACAAGTATCACATGTCGAGAAATACTTATCATGGTCTATGCAGCATTGTGGTCTATTGTCATCTTCATCAGTTTCTTCATTAAATTTAATATAAAATGGAGTACAATCACAGACCAACATTGATGCAATCGACATTCCGTAAATAATGGCAGATTTGCACTCTTGATTATCCTTGAATATTGAACAATTGACCATCTTGTTAAATTCTTTAGAACCAATGAAATTCAATACTGTTTTCTGTAATTCAGTTGAATCAATTAGCTTTTTATAATCGTTCATTTGATACCTCCTTTCTAAATCCAATGATATGTTGCTTTCCTGTGAAGTTATTTCATCATCGCTTCAAGTTTCTGAGACATATATTCTTTAAGCTTATCTTTCCACTCTTCCTTCAATTCATCAATAGCTTCCTGAATAATATTCTCTCCAAGAGTATCATTGACATCATCTGGGCTAATAAGATAATATGAACTATCTCTCAAATCTTTCTGAACCTGATCACAAATAATGTCAATGATTCTACTCTTCAACTCGCCAATACCGTCTGCTCCAAGCAATGAATAAAGTGGTGTTTTACTAATCTCTTTCTCAATATAATTAAGTCTATCTTCGCTCATATATTCTCCTTTCTCAAAACCAATAAAACCTGAATTTACTTACCTCTACTTTCTATTAATCCATTTCTTAAACTCGTTAAAATCATCTTTTGTAAGTACAATATCCGAATAGTAAAAATCCTTATTCCTAATAATTGCCCAAATTTTCTTTAATTTTTCAAAGAACGGTCTTTGCTGAGTATAAAAATTGCCATTCGTATAGGTCAAAAAAGCGTAATCTCCATCTTCATAATCAGCAATTTTAAAATGGATACCTTCATCACATCCACATTTGCAACTTACAATTAACTCATCATCTTTAAAATTCTTAAATACTGCCATGGTAATCTCCTTTACTTACAATTCCTAAGTTCAACATTGTAATCATCCTTCACATCAATAGTAACTTCTCGCTGAAATTTTCCTTCCTTATCATACAGAGATAAATAATATCTGTTGCCACGTTGCTCTAATACAACATCTTCATTTTCGAATAACTGAACTCGTTTCTGTTTTTTTACTGGTTTATTCTCTACTTTGTTCTCTAATAAAATAGGTGGAAGTTCTACTGTGGCTGTCTTTACTTCTTCAAGAATACAACTAATATCATCATCTAACTTATCATTAGTTGTATGCTTATCAACTGCTCTAATAACATCACTCTCAAGCAATAATCTGTTTGCCATTCTAATATTCTCCTTTCCACTCACCTAATTCATAGAAGTGGTTTATCTGATTATCAAGCTTTCCAACCTGTTCTCTTAGTTCTGATTCTTTCTTCTTGCTATCTGTTCTCTGACACTTCTTCCACAATTCTTCACGCTGCTTAGATAATTCATTATACCTATCAGATACATCAATCTCATCCACAACAGAAATTTCAATCTTTTCGCCACAATGAGGACAAAACTGGATTGGATAATTGTCTGTCTGCTCCCATTCATCTTCATAAGATGTAATGACTTCTGTATAAGAAGTACAGAATCTTGGAATATATCTTTCGTCATCCCAACAATCATCACTATGAACTAAATCTTCACCTGTGAAAATGACAGCTTTATCATTCTGGATTTTATTGCAGCAATGTTTAAAAGGCTTGTGCTTATACGAATGAGCGTCATTAAATTTTAATTTGATTAACTCTATCTTCATAATTATTCTCCTAATTTCCTTCCACACCAGGGACAATACGAAATATATTCTTTCTGATGAACAAATCCATCGTCATATTCGTCCCATTCTGATGTTTCTATATCCAAATAATATTCATTTGTCAGTGGATCAACATATATCTGATTGTCAGGTGAGTCATAATTACAACGATTACACATACACTTACCTCGCTTTATCACATTCATTGAAATCTAAAAGCATCTTATATTTATATTCTCCAAACCTTTCTTTCCAACGCTGCTTTGCTTTATCAGTATCCCAATTAAAAGGCATCATATGGTAATTGATAAGAAAACATGTGTCTAAGACAACATCAGAATCAACATGATACATAGCTGTCATGTATTGATATGAACCATAACAATGATGCTGATAATAATGAGCTATTCCATCTTCATCAAATGTTTGTGTACTCAATTTACCTAAATCGTGATACAAAGCACCTATTCTGAATCTTGCAGGATAAGCATATTTTGTAGAAAATAATCTTGATGCATATTGGCAGTGTTCAAATAAATCCATTGTATGATGTGGGTTTTTCTGATCAAATCCTTTCATATCTGGAATATCATTTGGTTCGTAATCATTTAATAAATTATGAATAATAATCTCATCAAATCCTTCCTCGTAGAACGGAATCTGGAATTTTCTAATCTGCTTATCCAGCACAAAATCAGGTACAGGATGTTCTCTATGTAAATTATTTTCTTTACACTGTTCAAACGGTTTTGGAATAATCACACACACTTTTCTAATATCCAATCCATTCACTTTCATCATAATTGCTCTACGGGATTTCATAGTCAGATTAGTTGCATCAGCAATCACATTCTTTTTATTCTCCAAATTCTTGCGAATTCTATTATGGAAAATCTTAAACACTTCTTCGTTATGTTCTCGGTCTTCGTAATTACCTGTTAATTCCTCACGAATTGCATCTGATGATACAATTACTGTGTTTGGATTCTCGTTGGCAATCTGAGTAGCAATGGTTGACTTGCCACTACCACTCAGTCCAACGAGTACCCACATTGTAGGTTTATTCATTTAAAGTCTCCTCAAATAATTCTTCAGCTTCTTCCATATCAGGTACATCAGATGTATCTTTGGCGATTCCCTCAATTACCTTAAATTCAAACACCTTATCCTTATAAGCCGTGAATGTTGCTCTATTATCAATACGAACAACTACACCTTCGGCAACATGTGTCTTGCCGATTTCATCTGCTGGCATACCATCAAGATATTTATTTACTCTTTCTTTCAAATCTTCTGGTGTAGTAAAAATAAACTTCTCTAAATCAGGTACATGCTTAACACCTAACTTGTCACACCATACTTCTACAGTCTCCCAAGGTACTTCAACAACTGTTCCGTCTGCTGTTGTCATTGTCATTCGATATACATACATCTCATTTTCGCCTGGTTCACAACCATATGAAAATGTAGTTGTATCACCAAATTTCTTAGTAAATTCCTTTTCTTTAACACCCTTATTTGATACAGAACCCATAATTGGAGTTGATTCATTTACATATCCTACAATTTCATAAAAAACTTCACAGCCTTCAGGAAGTTTATCCTTTAATAAGTCATGATACTTCTTTCTAAATCCATTATCAGAATAGTACCCATCATTCTGTGTCATATCCTTTAATACAACTCTTCTGCTACCAGATACAACAGAAACTTCTCTAGTAACTTTTGGCTGCATATGTAAAAACTTTCTCAGCTTACTATTTTTCTTTATAATCTTGACAGTTTTCATAGTACGAGCTGATGTTCCGTGGAGCTTACGAGTAATATAAATCGTATCTCCTGGCTTAAATGCTGACATATTATATGCAAGCTGTGCAGTATCCTTATGTTCTTCAAAAAATGGATATGATATTGTCTCTTTCTGAAACTTGTTCTTCTTGTTTGAATTGTTTCCATTGTTTTTTGAACGACTCTTTCCTCTTGGGATATATTTCTGACAAATTTCATGACCACCAAGAACTGTAATCTGATCGCCATCTTTTAATTTTGAAATATCTGTATACTTAACAAGTGTCTCAATTGGCAACACAAGACCTTCTGACTTCTCGCCTCTAAGTCTAATGGCAGTTACATTTCTTTTTTCAGCATCCATGTAGCCACCAATATTGTTTCCATTCTCGTCTTTCTTCCTAACAAGGTTATTATCTGTTGCGTATTCGAGTGACAACTGACCGTCAGATGGGAAGAAAATTACTTTCTGTCCTTCCTGATAGCTCAAATCTACAATTACATTCTGTCCAAATACCTCTACACACTGTAATCTATCAGCGTTGCTATGTTTTCTTAATCCTTTCAATGTTGTGATATAAGCACAATACATTTTCAGTACCTCTCTTTCTATTTTTCTATGTATATATTCTCTTATTTATCTTTCAAAAACTCGAAGGAAATGCTTCTTTCTTACTTTTCATACAAAGCCTTCTGAAACTGTTTTCTAAATTTCTTACAGGCTGATTCATTTTGGCTCTCTGTTAATACTCCATGTATATAACAGTACTGAATTGAATGTAATAATTCTTGTAATCTCTCTGCATCTTTACCAAGAGTACACCCTTGCTTGTTTACATATTTTTCTAAATCATCAAATAACGGATCGAAATTATTCATATCTACAACTTTACCCATACTCTTATTCTCCCATCTGATCTACAATACTCTGTAACTTATCAATATAAAACTGTATAGCTTCTTTACCAAAATACTTTAAATTTAGAGGAACACATGCAAGTGTTGCGTTTCCAAACACTTTATTATCTGAATAGAATTTTAGCATTTCGCACACAGTATCCACATATATTTCATTTGGATCAAATTGAAAACAAATCACATCGCCTTTCTGTGGATGAAGTTTTCTAACCTTAATAAGTGTCTGTTTAAATAATTTCTTTTTCTGTCGTTTGTTCATTTTCTATCACCTACTTTCACAATCACAAGAAACGTGGTTTTCCTTGCCTTTTTCAACCTCTGAAAGCCTTGATTTTAGGGCATTTCATGAGTTTATATTTTATATATTTAATTTTCTTTATGATATATTTTTGAAATTCAGGATATTTCTTCTCAAATTCTATTATGTATCTATTTCTTGCTTTTTGCTCTTTTAAACTATTGATTCCGAATTCTCTTAAGCTTTTCTTTTTAAAGAAACTTGGCTGGTTACACCATGCAGCTACAGTTTTATATACTCCTTGATATGGTGATTCAATGTATCTATTAAATCTCATGATATATGGAAGACAATGATACTGCATGAGCAACTCGATTCGCTTAAACATATCAAAAATGTCTTGTTTCCAGAAATCATCGTCCCATTTATCATTTCTATCAAATCCACAAAATACATAAAACTTTGGATATTTCTCTGTGTATTTTCTCAAAAGTTCCAACTTACGTTTGATTAAATCGTAATCTTCAACATTATCAAATGCGAAAATATAATCTCCATCATACTTACTACTAAACAAAACTTCACATTTTTCATCCGTAAGTAACCTCTCATCCATTCCTTGCTTATATTGAAATGGTTTACCAGTTGCTTGTAGTTCTTGAAAAATTTCTTTCCAATGTGGACTTCCAAGAATGTTATCATCAAGCAAACATATTTTCTTTCTCGTAGGATCAACAAACTCAGACAATGGACTATGACAATTGACTTTCTTATAGTTTCTATTTACACAAAATTCACACTGTCTAAAACATCCACGAGTCGTAAATCCAATGGAATAATCAAGATAATATTTAAAATCTGTTCTATTTCCACCATTTTCTAGTCTTTCTCGTACCCAATCATCGTACAAATGATAATCTGGCATGTGATGTTCAATTTCGTCAGGGAGTTTTGGTGCTTTATCATAATAGAAACCTGTTCCACCGTATTCGACATTCTCAAGATCTAAAATAGATTCGTTGATAGGTGTATCAGTAAATACCTTAGATATGTATACTTTATCGAAGAACTCAAGTCCTTCATAATCTGTTTTTAGTTCTACATGAGCGTCTTTTTCTTTCCAATATCCTGATAATTTCATGCAAACTAAATTTGGAAATCTGTGCTTTTTACGACCAATAAGATCTGCATCAATGATTGCAACCTTATATGGTTCTTCGTGCATTAAATGCATGTCACACATAATTTGTACCTAAGTGCTGCGCAGCTTCCCCATGGTATTCTTATCCTTTCCTTAATTGTAATTACATTGATATATTCTCTTTTTGTCTCGAATATTGTATAGTTTTCGTGACAAACAAAGAAACCAAAATTTCTTTTTATCTTTATTGACTTATGCTACTAAATTTGATATAATATATTCTCACAAAATATTTTAAAAAGGAGTTGGTGTAGAATGTTTACTCATTCTGTAGAATGTCCTCATTGTGGGAAATCTGTCACACATAATTGGTCTGAATATATTATAAGTTCTGAAGTAGTTGATGAAGATCGTGGTATGGGAACTGAAACTGAACATTCCATTGAATGTGACGAGTTTGAATGTCCAGAATGTCACAAATTATTTAGTGTTTCTGGTTCGGTATGGGAATATCCAGAAGGTGCATATAATTACCACGAATTACATACTTCACCAATTTAATAATATTTATATATAAGAGGCACGTCATAAGTGTCTCTTATATTTTATAAGTCACATGAAATATCGCTTTCAATTCAACACTATATATAGTGGTTATCCATCTTTATATGCTACAATATATAGCACATATTTTTAGAAATTTGGATGAAATGATGGCATAAGCTGAAGCTTGAATAAATTCTTCTCATGCATTGAATCAATCTTAGCTTTTACATTCTCTTCATCAATTTCTCCCGTTCTGATATATCTATCAAGAGTGTCATAAGTAAATCCAAGGTTATCCTCGTCAGTCTTTCCACAAAGACCATCGGTAGGTGTCTTATCTACTAACTCAGATGGAAGTCTTAACTCACGACCAATCGCCTTAACTTCAGAAACCGTAAGCTGTGATAACGGACTAAAATCACCTGCTGCATCTCCATATCTGGTAGCATAACCCACCCAATCCTCTGAAAGATTGCACGTATTCGCAACACGACCATTGATTGTCTGAGATACTGCATAAAGCGTAGCCATTCTGATACGAGCTGGAAGATTTGTAGATGTCTGTTTTGACCAATGATCTCCTAACTGTGGCTTAATCTCATGCTTTAATGTACGAACTGTGTTACCAATATTAACAACACAACTATCAATTCCAAGATGTTCAACAAGCATATGAGAATAACTAATGTCTGACTGTTCTCCCTGTGGCATAAGTACACCAAGCACTCTATCCTTTCCAAGAGCTTCTACGCACAGAGCTGCTACAACACTTGAGTCCTTACCGCCTGAAATCCCAACTACTGCATTACAATCCTTGCCATTCTTCTCAAACCAATCTCTGATCCACTGTACTACTTCGTTCTTTACTGTCTTTGCGTCAAAATTACTCATGCTTTATCTCTCCTTTTTCAATCTTCTCAATCAATGTAAGTAATTCATTGTATACCTGAATTAAACCGCCTCTGTCATCAATATAAACATTTGCATATATTTTTCTACCTGTAAAAGCTACAGATGCGTCACAATTGATACCTCTATACTTGATATTGTTGTCCTTTAGATACTGCTCAATCATTCCGTATTTATCTTCACCATTCCCAGTAAAAATAATTATCTCTGAATAATTCTCCCATCTTTGTAAAAGATTAATGACATTCTCATATGTCCTACCCTTTTTATGGAAGTCATAAATCGTATCATCAAAATCTACACAAAAGATAAGCTTGCCATATTTCTTAAATTCTTCTTCTAATCTATTGTAAGAATTATTGGCTTGAAGATAAAAATCCATATTACTTTCCTCCATACATTCTATTTCTGATGTCCTCAAATGTATCTTCTCTTACTAATTCTCCATTCTTGAATACAGATGTAAGTAAACTATCGTCACTCATATCAAGTAGCTGATCCTGACACTTCAGTTCGCCATCTTCTTCATATACCTTGCAACATCCCTTATGAGATTTCTTTAAATGACTTGTATCAGTTTTCGGATCTTTGAAAATCATAAGCTTCCTACCATCAATAACTCCATAGGTAGCTTTCATTGCAATTCCAAAAGTATCTCTTGTAACAACAATCATCTTTCCATTCTCGACAATAGCTGTAAAACAAAATGCACCTACACCATAAGCAATGTTATTGGCTGCAAATCCACGCTTTTCTAACTCTCTCCAAATAGTCTCTACATTAGAAAGAGTACATCCATCTCCATAGATAATGCCAATATGAGGATCTAACACCTTATAACCCTTACCGTTGGTAGAACCACCAAAAATATCCCATAATCTTTCTACTGTCTTGACTGAAATCTCTACAATGTCACCACTATCAGGACGAACAAGTAACTTGCCATTATGATTCATAATTTCTTCCTTGCACTGTGGAAGAATATTGTTTACCATATTCCAATAATCATAAGTATCTGAAACCATACTGAATGAAGTATTTGGATATAATTCTGTAAGCAATCTCTTAACAAATGTAATCTCATCACCATCAATTGAGTAATTTGCTCCCATTACGGAATGTTCTGTTGATACTGCACCAATTCCAATACCATTATTCTTACAATCAGCATTGTAATATTTATCAATATATGTAATGGCAGGAATAGTTGAAGTCTTATTGAAAGATAATAACCATGAAGCAGAACATCTTGTAGCTTCGTCCATACAAGACATACCTCTCATACCAAAATCGGCACAAGCCATATTGCCAGGTAAACCGTCTGTTGTTTTGTTATACCAATAATCTGCAATCTCACGATACATATGACCGATAGTTGCATGACAGCAAGGCTTCCATAATTCAACTTGAAGGATACACTCAATCCACTGAACAAGCCATGCAAATTTGTCATCTGTATTGGTAATTTCAATACAAGGAACTCCCATTGGTACAAGTGTTCCTTCTGGTAAAGCTCTAATTTCAAGTGGCAGATAACCAAGTCTGTGAAGTTCCACAATCTTCTCTAAGTCGTAATTATCTCTACCAATCTGTACGTCCATTGAATCTGTATAAAGAGATAACATCTCATCTTCTGATAATTCAAAGAAATTCTTCTGAAAATATTCCATGAGATATTCCTTAATAAAAGCCTGTAATCCAAAGAAAACCATATGATTCTGATTCTCCAACATTGATTTTCGAGGCACCCAATATGAAACTAACTTAGTTAATCCCCTTGGATACATACGATCATGACACTGCTTATAAGTATCACTAAGTAATAAAGCCATTGTGTTATCCATAATTTTAAACCTCCATAACTGTAATCTTTTCATGCTTGCCAGTAAAAATACTGTTTGTTGTGAATAATGCTCTCACTGTATTATTCTCCAAAGACTTAATCAACGTACCCTTTTCTTTATCAAGAATTGAATTTTCTGTATGTGTTGCATAAGCATAAATCTCATTTACACCAATCTTCTTTAATTCTTCTGCGCTATAATAAAGAGAACCGCCATATGCAATAATGTCGTCAATCATCAATACTGCCTTATTTGTTAGATCAATTCCATTTGTTTTAATATCTAAGCCAAGGATTTTTCCAGTTTTCCAATCACGTTTCTTCTCTCCATAACAGTATGGAATTTCAGGAAACAAATCAGAATATCTCTTAGCTGCACCTGCATCTGGGAAATATAATACAAGATTTCTCATTCCAACAATTCTAATTGCATTGTCAATAAATTCTTTTGAGGTAAAATTATTGCATTTATCCAATAAAGCAGTAGATACATCACTATGATTATCCAATGTTGTAACCGACTTAAAATGCAGAGAATTAATGACATTACAAAAGTATCTTAATGTGAATACTTCACCAAAATTCTTTGTTCTATCCATACGACCATTAGGAACATATGGCATTTTAAGATATGATTTTCTTCCATGTTCATCTAACCAACCTTTAATCATGATTAGATACATAAGTTCATCATTGCTCTCGTAATACCAAGTGACAGTGACATACATATTTTTTCCAAGCTGTTCATTGTCAATGTTAATTCTTGGTGTTCCATCAGGGAATTTCTCAATCTTAACTTCATATTTATCAATTTTAATCATTGGCTTACTCTCCAATCTTTCTATATTCTGTGTACACCTTATTTTCGCAGTAGTATAAGTTGTAATCGCATTGTTCGATATACCACCACAACTTCTTATGTCCTTCTATTAAATATTCTCTACAATAATCAGTTTCTTCATAATGATTATCAACCATCTGTCTGAAACTCAATTCATCAATCTCATTTGAATTGTGACAATATACTGCTATTCTATTTATCAAATCTTCTGTGAAATTTTTCGTGACTACGAATACGACTCTTACGATTTCGTGACCAACACGTTTAATAGACTTTAACTGCTCAAAATCGTGTAAATGATATACTACTCTGTCAAAGTAAGGATACGGTGCAGACTTCACATTTGGCATACTTGTATGTAATTCCGTCTTGACTTTTCCTAATGTAATATCAAAAAACTTTTTATACCACTCAATGTTATTCTCTAAATTCCATAATGGATCTCCACCACCAGATATTGATACCCAATTACACTGATTTTTCTTAATCTCATCGTCCAAAGAGTCCAATCCTTCAATCGAACTCTTTGGAATCTGAAGATTATTATTCTTTACAATGCAATATGGACATGAATAGTGGCATCCAAAATTGGTTATCACACTCATGTATTTATCCATATTATTCTCCAATCACATTAATCTGACACATCTTCATTGTCTCTAATGCAGCCTTATGAGTCTCAGGTGTTACACCTGCACAGCAACTTGCATCTACTGTAATATCAATGTTAGGATAATTTGCTCTGATAATAAGTGCATTTGAAACCACACAGATATCGGTGCATAATCCGCAAATCTCAACGCTTTCAAATCCAAAATCCTTCCAGTTTAACCAACCAAATGTAGGCTTATCAATCAGAATATCGTTCTCAATATCAAAATCTAACTTATCGGAAATCTGCCAACCAATAGTATTTTTTACACAGTGAGTAACAGGAAGGTGTTTACCTTCATATGTCTCTAAATAATTCTCAGGATGTGTGTCTCTTGTAAAAATTACCTGTTTACCAGTATCCTTATACTCCTTAATTTTCCTTGCTACATTTGATACAATCGCCTGTGCTTCCTTTGTACCAAGTGTTCCATCAATAAAATCATTCTGCATGTCTACA